TGGCACTTGACCATGCACTGATACTACCTCTTGGTTTAAACTTATCAAAAAGTTTTTCTGAGGACTTTGATACTGGCACTTTAACGATCTTACCCGCTGAGTAGAGCCTTTCTCCTATGAGTAATTTATCATCATCAACCCAACCTAATTGTTTGTAAGTTTCAGATGCTTCTTCTCTTGTGGTTAATAATTGTGTCCATGCTGAGAAATAATCTCGTAGGTGTCCCGCTTGTCCATCAACTGCTGTTATAGATGCATTTTTTGCTAAGTTGTTACGTAATTTGTTTTGGTCAGAAATAACTTCAAGGGGTAGGTTAAATAAAATATCTCCGTCATGTGGTAGACATGCTTTTACTAATAAGGCAAAGCCATCCTCTTTATCATAAAATCTTCGTATGGGGTATATAATATGATTCGTTACTAATTCATCAGTTTCTACTGGTTTTTTGTCTTTAGTTCTTAATACTTTTCTATATATCGCACTGCCTGACATAAAGAAACTTTCAGGCATCTCATCTTCTGTGGGGATAGGATACTCATCCTCTAACATAGACACATCTACTAAATTACCTATAGGTGGAGGTAAGTCTGTACTCTTTACTTTTTCTGTTTTTATTTCAACCTTTGGTGGTTCTATCTCTTTTTTTACTACCTCTTTTATAATCGGTGTAGGGGGTTTAGGTTTTGGTTTTCTATTTAAGTCTACAGCTTTTACAGTTTTGCCAGTTGATATAGGAGTTTTAACCGTATTTTTTACAGGACAGTTTTCACAACCCTCAGGGTTATTTTTTGCAAACGTACTACATAGATGTGGTGAGTTCATCTCACCTAATTTAGAATTAACTTCCTCTCTGTTGTAGTTAGAATAACCTTTTGATATGTCATGGACTGCCCAATCTTTATCTGTACAAAACTCTGCTATGGAAATAAAATCTAACCACAAACCATAAGATACTTTGTCAGGGTGTTCATACCCATATTTGATTTGGTTACACCCTTCACCTTTTAAAGCTTTTTCTTTTATGACAGAAAACTTATGGTCAAAATTATTTAGCAAAGATTCTTGAAATTTACTTAGCTTTCCTTTTACAGCACCTGTAAACTTTACATCTTTACCCACACCTTTTGGGATTAGGTTCCTGTAAGTATCAAATGGCTCTACACTACCTACTTCTAATATCTTTGCTCTTAGTTCTACATCTTCTGTTGTGTTAAAATTTCTAGTTCCTACAAGCCTCAAATCTTGCGTTGGTTTTGCTACAACACTAGGGTCAATAATTAAATCTGAATCCTTTAACCACTCTGAAAAATCACTTGTAAATGACAACCACTCTTCTTTACTGATAGCCTCAGTAAGAGCCCAATATAAATGAAACCCATTACCTGAATCTATAATGAAAGGTTTTGGTAGCTTTGATTCATTAATAAAATCATCAATGTCTTTTCTAGCGGTAGGTTTATCTTTATAAGAGTTACTAGGTTTACCTACATCTATATCTAGAAAAAATGCCTTTAATTTTTGTACAGATTCAGCATCAATTTTTGGACTGTCTGTACGTACACTACCAAGTCGATAAAAAGTATTTTTATTTGTGCTCTCAATATGAACACCCTCACTAATTATCTCATCTAAAGTTTTTACTTTCTTAGCTTTATGCTGTATCTTTCCTACCTTTGGTTTGTAGTTTGATGCTACAACATAACTTTCATTTTCTTTTAGTTCAGGCAGAACGGATTTCAGAAATTCTTTTGTTGATACCGTACTCAAAACTCCTCCTCCAAATCCTGCAAATCGTTAATTTCGTTGATACATTTTTTTCTAACTTTATCTGTATGTATCTCAAGTATTTCTATAAACAATATAAGTTTATTTAAATCTTCTCCTTTGGGTAAGGTATTGCCTTGTCTCCAACTCCGTAAAGTTCCTCTAGTAACACCAATTAAACTAGCAACTTTTTCCAAAGGTAATTTATATTGTATACAAAAACTATTTAATATGGAAACTGCATCCGTGCTATTCATAATTCCTCCAAAAAAATGTGGGGTCATCAACAGGAAAGACAATACTTATGGAGTTGTCGACCCCCACTGGTGTGGTTTTCAAAATGAATAAGTGCCCTTGATGATAGGCACCTGACAATAGGCTCCCACTCACACCTTACAGAGTTCTATTGCCAGACTAATATCTACTCATTTGCCCACTTCTTAGCGATATCTGAAGCTGACTGTGGTTTCTCCCCAGTTTCTTTTTTAGCTTTAACTACTGGCTCATCAGAATTATCTGCTATAGCTTTGGGTTTAGTTTCAGGTGGCATGATATTAAGTTTAGTAGCTTTTATTGTTTCCTCAGCTTCATACTTAGTCTTAATAACTTCATACTCCTCTGCGGTAACTTCTCTCACTGGTGCAAAAGTAAGTTTAGGTGTTGGGCTCTTAATATCAAAGGATGCTTTAGTCACAACCAAACTGATACTAACTCCATTCAAACCTAAATATTTACCATAGGCTCTAAAAGGCCACTTGTAATGCTCACCATTACCAAATATAGAGACGGACGGTAACACAACTTGATAGATAGAGTGCGTAGGGTCACCCTCTAACATCACCGCTACTCTCATGCTAAATCTACATGCTCTCCCACCTGTGCTACTAGAACCCTGAACATTGTTAGGGCATGTTTCACAAGACTTACTAACTGGGTCAGGTACATTAGCATCAGGCATCTTAGAGTTTTCTGACCAACATCTAGGTGACGTAGCTTGTCCCTCTTTGTACGTACCCTCAAAGAACACTCTTTGCACATCATCTGACACTGCTACAACTATCCAGTTCTGTGACCTTTCCTCACTTACTGCGGTCTCTTCACCATTGACAATCATTCTAAATACACTACCCTTGATGGATATACGTTTATTACCTCCCGCTGTCTTACCCATCAGCTTTTTAGTAGCTTCGTCTAGTCCTATGCCTTTAAGGTGGCTAGGCAAACCTTTTTTGAAAATATCTAACTCTTTTTTACTCATTACTGTACCTCGCTATTTGTTGGTCTTTTGTTTCTACCTTTTTCTATCCAGTCTTTTATATCATCTTTTTTGAAACGATATAGATTACCTAACAGGATAAAAGGTATGTCATTACGTTTAATAAAATTACGGATGGTGTTTACACTTAACTTAGTCATGGTTGCAACATCTCCAATCGTAAGTAGGGTTTCACTATCCTCTACTTTGCTCACGTTCATATTTCTATGACCTCCTTACTGTGATTGTATACTCACTTACTGAGTTCAAACCTTGTGGTACCTTATCAGGGTTCTCTTCAATAAATGCTTTCATGTTAGTTTGATTTATACGTTTTTCTAGCAAGTCATAGGATTTAGTTTCCTCTATCAATTGATAAATGGGTTCCCAATCTGTGACTTGATACCTACTACGTATTCCTCTCATAACTGTTCCCGCTTTTGTCTTTATGCTATCAGCATCAATCATTTTACAAACCTTAAGTAATTCACGTTTGATAACATCAAGTTCTTCAAGTAATGCTTGTTCTTTACTTTCGTACTCTTTCGCCAGTTCAGACTTTTTATCTCTAATGGCTCGATAGGCATTTACGAGATTTTCTACGGACACTGCCATATGTTTTCCTCCTAAAAAATAAACTTTAATAGACTATAACAAGGTTTAAGATGTATGTCAACTATTTATCTTATTTTGTTACTTCGTCATATAAATTAATAATATTGGAGTGTATATCTATCTTATTTTGAAGCATCTTGTAGATTTTTCTCTCCACCTCACTACCCTCTAAATGGTAGACTGTAACTGGGTTTTTCTGTCCCGCCCTGTGTGCTCTTGCATTACATTGCAAGTATGTTTCCACAGACATTACTGGGCTCCAGTATATAATTGTATCTGCCCTATGTAGAGTTACCCCATGTGATGCTGACTGAGGTTGTATAATTAATATCTTTGGGTCATCCTTCGTTTGGAAATTATTAAATATACTTGCTCGTTTGGATGCGGGGACATCTCCATTTATAACCTCACAACTATGTTTTTTCTTCTCTAATGCTTCTTTGAGTAAGAGTATGGCATGTCGATAGGGCACAAACAATACAACTTTATTTGCTGTCTCTTCTAATATTTCTTCTAGTATTTTGAATCTTGATTTCACATCAAAGGATATGATTTCTCCTGCATCAGAGTAGACTGCTCCTCCTGACAACTGTAGAAGTTTATTCATTCCAGCAGCCGCATTGACGACAGATATATCTTCTCCCGCCGCTTGTACCACCATCTGTGTTTTCAAGAGCTTGTAATATTTTTGTTGTTGTTTTGTGAGAGGTACCTCACGTATTTGATAGGTTAGTGCGGGTAAATCTAGGCACTGTTCTTTCGTGAATCTTATAGCGGGTTGCAAGACCCTATGTACTAAATCTTTAGCATTTGGTTTTGGTATCCATGTAAATTGCGATACTCTATTCATAACCATGTCTTTCCATCTTCCCGCAAATCGTGGTACCCCAGATGGGTTTACTAACTTTGCTAATCCATACGCATCAACAGGTGATTGAGAAGCAGGGGTACCCGTAAGTAGCCACACCCACTTTTTATCATCAACTAATCTGTTGAGAACTTTCCATCTCTTTGTTGTCGTATTCTTGTAAGCATTTGCCTCATCAACTACAATTAAATCAAAACCTCCACTTGCGATTTCGTCTTCTACTATCTCAACCCCATCATAATTTATGACAATGTATTCAGCTTTAGAATTAATGATCTGTTTTCTTTTATCTCTTGTCCCATAACAAATATTTGCATGGCGGTGCATGGCAAAAGTAAATAAATCTTGCAACCAAGCAGACTGCATAATTGATA